AGTCTTTGCATTGGCTCGCCTGCAAGTTGCTGTGCTCCTTGGAACTGTCTTGACAGTGCTGCTTGTTGAGTTGCTTGACCTTGTTGACCAAGTTGATTCAACATATTAATTTGGTTGCCTAGCATTCCTTGTCCTTGTTGTCCTAGACCTGCAATGCCTTGACCTATCTGACCAAACTGTTGCCCCATGTTACCAGTCATCTGACCTAAGCCACCTAACTGTTGACCACCTTGCATAATGTTAGAACCAAAGCCACCTAGCGCTTGACCTCTTTGTACTTGTTGTTGTCCTAGTCCAGCCATTTGACTACCTAGTGCTGCTTGTTGTCCACCTATAGCGGCCTGTTGTCCACCTAATCCAGATTGTAAAGATGCTAAACCAGACTGTCTGCCTTGTTGCGCTTCAAAGGATTGTCTTGCAGCATCTTGAGCTCTGCCAAAGCCTTGACTTCTAAGAGCGCCAACTGCTTGAGCTGCGCCTCTTCCTGTTTGTTCTGCTAATTCTTCTTGAGTTATTCTTCCTCTTGATCCACCAAAGGCACCAGCGGATACAGCTCTATCACGTAGGCCTATGTCTTGTTGTGCTGATTGTTTATTTATATCTTGTAATGTTTGTTGTACTACTTGATCTTCGTATGGGTTATAAAAGTTTTGCGACATACTAGGATCAAACATTTGAGTAGCACCCATTCCACTTTGTTCTGCTCTTTGTAATGCTCCTATGCCACCTGCTACAGTTTCAGCTCCTGTGCCTATCATTCTTTCCGCTGCGTCTGAGAATCTTCCAGCGCCTCTTGCTAAATCAGATCCTTCTCTTTGAAAGCCTATGCCTTCTTGAATACCAGCCTCAGCTTGAGGTATGTAACTAAACGCTTCATCTAATACATCTTCTTGTTTACCAAGTAATCTGCCTGCATCTTCCATGTAAGGTTGGTAGCCACCTAGTTGTTGCGATGCCTGACGCGCTTGTATTTGTAATGGCGTAAGACCTGCTGTTTGTTCTATAGGTATATCTCTAGCTTGAGATATTAAACCTTCGTATTCACCTGGTGAACCAAAGTAAGAAGCAAGAAGTCTTCTTGAGTAGTCTTCCATGTAAGGAGATACAAAAGAGTAACCTGTTTCTGGAGTTGTTATTACGTCAGCTGGTGGAGCTTGTTTTGTTTTACTGCTAAATATACCCATTATCTATATTTCCTCATCATTTGTTCGCCTTCTTTTTGTAAGGCATACATTTGGCGTGCACCCTCTAGGCGCTGTTCATACTCATCTTGTGGGTTAGCACCTGCTGCAACACCCATGCCTCTTACTGCTTTAGCATTAACAACAAACTCACCATCGCTTAACATCGCTGGTATCTTGTCGCCACGCTCTCCACCTGGGCCTGTAATTAATTCGCTTCTATCTACAAATTTACCATCAGCTGCATACAACTGACTTTGTATTCTTCTAGGTTTTAAACTGTCTATATAAGTAGCTTCTTTAGGAGGTGCTACTAGTGGTGAGAAAGGCACGCCTTTCATTTGTGAATAAAGTTTTGATACTTCACTAGGGTAGAATCTATAAGCATCTGGTGTTTCATCCCTAGCATCAATAGATATAGATGCGCCAGGTGTCGTGTCTGAATAGCTACTTCTTCCTATAACTCCTGCTCCACCTTGAGATCCATAACCTAATGCTATCCTAGCCGCAGCTGCTCTAGCTTGTCTTTCTGCCATCTCTTCTTCTGTTAGTTCGTCTAACTCAGGAAAATCTCCTATACCTTTACCGCCGCCGCCGCCTCTACCTTTGCCGCCTAATACATTTTCAATATAATCATTGATATCAAAGTTATCTTCAAAATTAAATCTCAAAATTAAATCTAGGTTGTATGCTTGTTATACCGCCCATTCTCATTCTCATAGGAACTTTTGAAGCACCGCCTCTACTAATCATTTGTCCTTGTGACATTACAGGAGTATCAGGCATAAAGTTTTCAAAGTTTTCTCCTTGAGAAATTTTACCAGCCATTTCTCCTGCTTTTGTACTAGCAATAGCTTCTTCAGTATTTTCTGTATCATTTATAGCATCTAAAATAGTGTCATACTCTTTACCGTTTAAAACATACTTACCTGTTTCTGGATTATATTTAGGTGCAACTGAATCAGATAAATTAAATCTACCAGTATCTTCAAAAGGATCATTTTTAAACATATCCATCATTCCACCATCTGCAAACATAGCTATTCCACCATCTGCAAAACTAACAAAATTATCTTGTTCTAAACTTTGTTCAAACTTGTTAAAATCTTTCATAACATCATCTAAAGCTTCAGGATTTCCAGGTATTATATCTGGAGTATTTATATTAGCAGGAGAAATAGAAGAGCCTGGAGTCATCACTGGAGTTGCTGGCATTCCACCGCTTTGCATGTATTCAACTTCACCGCCACCCATGTATCCAGCTAGTCCACCGTCTTGATAATACAAAGGCATACCGCCATTCATATAACCTGGTACATCATAACCAAATTTGTTTTCAACCAAAGAGGGATTACTTTTAGCTAATGCTTGTATTCCCTTGTTTCCTTGTGATATTTTCTTCATGCTTAAATTATATACATTTTTAGTTTAAGTGTACCATTTTTCTATATCCCACCCTTCATAAGAGCTGGTAATGTTAATTGATATATCCCCGTTTGTTTTAACTGAAATAGATCCTAATGATGCAGTTGTCTCGAAGCCTTGTGGATCTTTCGGAGCATGTAACTGTATCCATTGGTTGCCAGTGTAAACCTGTAAAACACCAATAGATGTATTCCATATTACATCACCTGCGTTAAAAGCTAAAGTAGAAATTTGAGAATCATTAAACTGTGGCGTAGAGTTTGGATCGAATGTTCCTAGGTTTAACTCAAGAATTCTTATTAGTCTGTTGAATACATTGACATCAACCTCGTTGCCTGCCTGTGGTAATCTAGTTGCAAGAAGCTTGGCCATTACCTTCTGCCGTCAGTTCTAACGTCAATCCTGTTTGCTCCAAGTCTCCATCTAAATCCAGTTCTTGCTCCTGTATCTGCATCATCATCTGATTGAATCCTAAGCACAAGCTGTCTGCCTCTCGCGCGTGTAAAGGCTTGTTGAGTTGTGCTAGTAATGTTGCTAGTTGAATTGGTTGTTAAGCTGTCACCAGGGAAGTTACGAGTTTTTAATACAAAGTTAATCTGCCCATCAGTAGGTGTAGTGCCAAAGAATTTTACATCTGGAATTATTCTACTTATAAATGCTAGTTGATTACCCTCTTCTATATCTATGTCACCAGACTCTATAAATACATTATCCATAGGCGATCCGTCATCATCATCAGAACTTTCATGTATATATAAGTAGTTATCACCATCGCTATCTTTACCTGTAGCCCTAGGTTTTTCAAAGACACCATCATCCATCCATGCTGTTCTTGATAGCTTACCTATACTCCAAGCACCCTCTAGGTAATTGTAGGTTACATAGCTGTCTATTTCTTCAGAAGAAGATGATACATAGAACCAGCCGACTTCGTTAAATTCTCTATTGGTAAAGGCTAATGTTTTAAATGATTGAGTATTGTTAATGTCATCTAGTACATAGTTAAGTACGCTACATACTAGTCTTTTAACTGATCCTGAGTAAGTATAGAATCCATCTCTAGCCATCCAGTAAACGCCATCGGGTGCATTGACCATGGCATTAGGAGATATAAGACCTACGTTCTCGTTTACTAGGTTTAAACCAAAAGTAAAAGGAGCACCTATAAACTGCATACTATATAAAGCAGTATCAGTCCAAATAAGAATCTCTTGTCTTGATCTTAAGCCGCCAACTATCTGTGATCCAGATGATAGTCTTAAAGAACCAGCAGTATTAGTTGATGTTGGTTCCCAATTTGTAACGCTTTCTTGATCTGAGAATGCTATAAGTAAAGGATCTATAGCACCCGATCTAGCACTACCAACTATAGGATCAGCGCCTAAAACAATAACGTGTCTGTCAATATCACTTACTATGGTTTGTAAGCCTAGTGTTGGCGCAAGATTAGCGCCACTTAAGTCACTAATAGCAACAGCTCTAGCGCTTGTTCCACCAGATTCATCCCAATAATATACTCCACCAGCTCTAGGATTAAATATAAGATCCTCACCAAAGGCATCGTGTGACCAAAGCCTTAGCTGTCCTGTTTGTGATATTGCACTAGCAGATCCCCATGTACCTGCACCCCATGTACCCGCACCCCAACCTGTTGATGGTACATAAACATCTAGCCCTACATTAATTTGATAAGCCGCATCTGCACCTGAGCCACCATTACCTGTATCACTTCCATTGGCTGTTGCTGTTGCTGTAAAAGTAAAAGTATCTGCACTGGGTACAGCAGTTACTTGATATTCTTTGTTTAATACCACGGCAGTTATAGCACCGCCAAGACTTACTGCGCCACTTATAGTAACAAAATCATTTACTACAGCTCCGTGGTCATCATCGGTTGCTGTTATAGTTGTACTACCATTAGTAGCTGCAAAGACTATACCATTGGTTGTTGTAGCTCGTATGGGTGTTACGTCAAAGTAATCTGCACCAGAGTTTACATAGTATTTAAAAGTAGTTCCTAGTCCTATATATTTTGTATAGTCTAAATCAACCCATGCTGTTAAAGCTCTACCTGTTCCCAGATAAGAATCAGTAATTGCTTTAGTCCAACCACCTATTTTTTCTGGCAAACCTTTTCTAAACCTAACTAAATTACCGTCAGACCAACCGCCTTTATCCATAAGATCAGTCATCTCTTTGTTGATGCCTGGAGTAAATTGTAGTTTAGTTAATGGCATGTTAAACCTCGTGCCATTCCTTGCCTTCAAAAAGTAAAGCTTCTGCTTCTCTGCGTCTTATAAGACCTTCTAATACTTTACCATTGGCTTTATTCCAGCGTTTAATTTGATTAGGTACGTCTGTGTAATCCATACCATTTAAAACTTTTAAAAGTGTAGAACTTTTTAGGTTGCCGCCACCCAAATTAAATGTCCATGACACCATTGCATCAAATTGATTTTGATTTAAAGGAACCTTTACATTGTTCATAACATGATCTTCAAATTCAGATATATCTTCTAGCAGTAATTCTTCTGCCCTTGATTTAGATATAGACATGCCTTCTTCTATACCATGTGTAGAGCCGTAACCAATCGTCCAAACTCCTGCCGCGCATTTATAGCTATTTAATTCACAGCCTTCAAACTTTTTAATTAATCCTAATCCTTCTTGTGATATATTCATATACCTACTCCTCTTTATTTGTAGTAACTGTTCTATAATACACAACAACTTCTTTAAGTTCATTTATATATCTCTTTAATTCCTGCATGTTATAAGACATTAGTTCGTAATCAGGTATAGACATAGCTACAAAAACTATTTGACCTTGGTCTTTTTCTACCCTAGCTAAGAACTCTTCTAGGTTTTTATCACTTACTACATACCAATAAGGTTCTTTTAAATCTATCTCCCTAGGCATTATAGGTTGCGCTATAACTCTTTCTATAGGTTTAGCTACAATTTCTATTTGTTTACTTGGTATCAGGCTGCAACTGCAAGCCATCATCAAGACTGTCAATGTTGCGACTATCTTCTTCAATGCTATCAAATACATTTTTAGTTCCTTTGTTAATTTTAGGTTCAAGTAATCCAGGTTTAGCTGCTGCTAACTTTGTTAAGTTGTGGCGTTTAAAGATATCAAGGTACCTTGTCATCTCTTGTTCTATTGCTTGATTGCGTGATTGTATGGCTAGTAAGCCTTGTGTTTGTGTAGCAAAATCATTTTGTAAAGATTCTATAGCATCTTTCTGCGTTGCTACAGCGCCTTCTAATAAAGCATTGTTGGTAGTAAGAGTTTTATTTTCATTGTAGAGGTAATAAGAACTTAATCCTAAAACTAATATAATTGCTATTAGAAATTGTTGCATTACGCTTCCTCAATAATATAATTCAATCCACCTGCACTTTGATATTCTACTATCTTTTTATTTTCATCACGAAATTTTAAGTGTTTTTCTTTTTGCACTATAATTTTTCTTGTAATATATATGCGGTCATCTGAATCACCATACTCTTTATTAAAAGATACAGTAACTTTGTATCTTGTTTCAAAAAACGATATAAAAAATTTTATTTTTTTCCATATCCATTTAAGTTTATTCATTAGACAAGTCTGGATAGAACTATTGATACTAGTATAAAAGGATATACAGCCCAAATCATATTCTCTAGTTTATCAAATCTTTTAGATCCATCTTCTAATCTTCTATCAATGCTTTTATATAAAGCTTTGCATTCTCTTTCATGAGATTCTATTGCATTAAGAGCATCTTTTGCAGTTGCCATGTCTTTTCCTCAGATTGTATATACGTTTAAAGATTTCTCTTTACCTTTAACTTTAATTGCCTTTAATGATTTTAACTTAAAATTACAATTTTTGGCAGTATCTTCACCTATCAAAATATCAACCCCTGCTTCTTTAGTTCCTGATTCAAGACGAGCTGCAATATTTACAGCATCTCCTATAGCAGAGTAGTCAAATCTAGTATCACTGCCCATGTTACCTATCACAGCTTCTCCTGTGTTAACACCAACACCTATAGCAATGGGATGAGATAGCTCATTGTTAAGTTCTTTAATGGCCGCTTGCATTTCAATAGCAGTCTTGACTGCTTTGTTCTGATGATCTTCTAAATCTATTGGCGCATTAAAGATAGCCATGCAAGCATCACCAATAAACTTATCTACCATGCCACCATTGTTTTGCACGCATTGAACTTGAACTGTTAATGCCTTATTCATAATCTCAGTTACTTCTTCTGGTTGCAATTTTTCAGACAAAGAAGTAAAGCCTCTTACGTCTGTAAATAAAAAAGTAGCATATCTTTTCTCTCCACCAAGTTTTAAAAGCTCTGGATTATTTTGTAATTGTTTAACTTGTCTTGGATCAAGGTAATGTTCAAATTGTTTTTTAATTAATTGACGCAACTTAAATTGTTTTCTAAAGTTTAAATAGAAAGCAATAGCTCCAGTTATGAACTGTGAGATAAAAGTCCAAGAAAAATCTATTAAATAACCCTTTTGAATGCTGAAAAAGCCTGAGAGCGCCGTGGTTAAAAGCAAAACTACAGCAACACTTACGCCCTTAGTTATACCAAGAAAGTTTATTGACAGCCATGTCAGGGTAACGAATATTGAAAAAATTAAAATTTCCAAAGCTAAAGAAAAATCTGGAATATATGGAGAGTTTTCTAAAAGAATTGACTCAGATAATGCTGCTTGTATTTTATGTGGCTCTAATAATCCAGATGGTGTTGCAATTTGTGGCATGATTCCATTAGCAGTGACACCAATAAAAACAAACTTACCTTCTACATCCATTTCTTTTAAATTAGTTTGTGGAGTATCTATCCAAGATATCCATTTACGACCATAGCTATCTACAGGAATTGGAGCTAACCCCTTTATAACTATTTCTTCTAATCCATTATCATTAGTTTTTATAATATAAGTATTAGATCCTGCAAGTATTTTTAATACTTGAGTTCCAAAAGAAGGAGCCCAACCTTCAGGAGTTTTCATAAGCAATGGTATTCTTCTAACCAAGTTATCAATATCTACTGGAGCAGATGCAATACCTTGGGTAGCTTGTTCTTTTAATACATCTACATTCTCTACAATACCAGGTGACATATAACCACCTACATCATTACCCAATACAACTGTACCTGTGGTTGGAGGATATGATCCAGTAGAACTTTCAAACATAGCTAAGACAGTTGGCCCAAGTTCCAACGCTGTTGAGAAGAACTCATCGCCACCAAATCTATCTGGCTCACTAAAAGATACAACCCAACCAATTCCTATAGCGCCTTCAGAAAGAATATCTAGTTGCAGTTGCGCTAAGTCTTTTCTAGGGAATGGCCATCCTCCTCTTTCACG